ATCTTCATTCGTAAAAAAACCTTTCCCCGAGTTAATTGCTACACAATATGTATTTGCCATAGTTTCCTCCTTTTATTTTCTTATAATTCATTATTAACTTGTTGTCACGGTCTTAACCGCATAAACCGGATCAGTCCATTCTTCTGTTGCAGTGGGAGCGGGCGGTCCGCAAAAAGCTAGTGAAGCTGAACTAGGTCCTGTCTGTCCGGCTCCCAGTTGCTGTCTACCTGACGCTAAATCTCCTACTTCTGTCCAGGCGCTACCATTCCATTTTTCTGTTATACCTGTAACTGTTTGACCGGGTGGAGTTGTACCACCAAAAACTAGCGCAGCTGTAAACACTGCACCCCCACCATTTGGATTAGCACGATCTGAATTTAAGTCTGTTGTTTCTGTCCAAGATGTGCCATTGAATGATTCAACCACACCCAGTCCATTTCCCGGGCCTCCTCCGGAAGCCAAAGTCGCTGTAGATGTTCCTGCTAGACCTGTATTACCTCGTCCTGTATTTAAATCTCCTGTTTCTGCCCATGATGTACCATCGAAAGTTTCACACACTGTTAACTCTCCTACTTCTCCTCCCACTATTATACCTGCAGTTTGTACTCCAATTCCATGAACTTTGTATCTTCCTGTATTTGTAGAATTTGTTGATGTCCAACTTGAACCATTCCACGTATCTGCTGTAGTTAGTCCTCCCGTTGGAGGAGCACCACAGGCATTAACACCAGCGGTTGTTGTTCCAAATCCAGCATTTCCATACCTGGCTGAACCTATATTAGCTCCTTCACTCCACGATGTTCCATCATAAGTTTCACTATTAGCAGTCGGAACCGTGGTCTTTCCTCCAAATTTCATAGCTGCTGTTTGTATGCCTAAACAACCAGGGTCTTTTACTCCCGTATTCACCACATTTCCACTTGCCCAGGCTCCTGCGCCTGCTATAGCAATTTTATAGGTTCCTGATGTAGAATTATACCAAAGTTGTCCTTCCACACTTGCTGTGGGAGAAGGATCCGATGCCAATGTTTGAACTGAATAGCCCTGTATGCCTTTATAAGTAGCCATTTATTATTTATCCTTCAATAGCCAGCCTTGTGTTGCGTCAACATAAACTAAAGTAAAGCCCGCTCCTTCTACCGCTACTGTAAGATCACTAGTAGAACCATAGATTTTTTCAGAGCTATTAGAAGCAACAGTTAAATTATTTGTATCAAATGTTCTTGCATAGTCAATAAATGAAACTTCGTCTCCTACGGTTCCTGCCGGAAGTGTAGCTGTACAAACATTTGATGTTGTATTTATTGGATAGCCACTTCCCGCGACAGTTGTTACGGTTGTTCCTGTAGTTACTGATTGCCAAGAAGTTCCACCAGATATTGTTGTCCAGGATAACGTTCCTGAAGCATTGGATGTTAAAGCATCGCCTGATGTTCCGGCATCCGCTAAAGGTAAAACATAAGATATAGTTTCTGTTAAATTGCCTGGTTTAAATCCTGTGTAATGAACTCCTAAATCAGTGTCTTCATAAAGTCTAAGTTCTCCACCTTGATCAGAATTTCCTTGAACAACGAAAGCTCCTGTCCCTTTAGGAAGAACTTGTAGTCCTATATTAGTAGATCCTCCACTCAAGGTAATACGAGGATCGTTATCCGCTGCAGCATTAGCTAAAGTAATTTCATTAACTGCTGATCCTGTAGCTGTTAGCTTTATTAATTCATTCGCGTTTGTATCTAAAATAGATGTTCCAATAGCGGGTGCAGTTAAAGTTTTGTTTGTTAAAGTTTGTGTGCCGGTAAGAGTTACATCGCCAGTTCCAAAACCAACGTCAATAATATTTGGATTTGTAGCATCATCGGCTGCTGCATATAAAATTTTATAACCTTTCTCACTAGTTGACCATGTAACACTGTTGCCTGATCCACTAACATATTTTAATTGAACGGTGTAAGAACCTGATGTGCTATTTTTAATTATATAAAAAGTTTGAACATCCAGAGGGATAGTTACAATTTTATTTCCTGTAATTGCTTGAGCAGATACTGCTCCTAAAATAATAACTCTGTGTGCAAGAACCGCACCTGCTGATCCATCAGATACGGATAATGTAGTTGTGTTGGCTCCTGTACCATCAGTGTTAAGTGTTTGAACAATATAACCACCGGAAATCTGTTCCATGATATTCCAGTTTGTATTAGTAAGAGTTCCCCACGTACCAGCCTTCTCGCCGGTAGTCATGAGTTGAACGCCTAAACCTGTATAATTTGAAGCCATATTTTTCCCTTATTAAGCCGCGTGTGTATCTTTTGTATATGACGTTGAACCAGTTATGTCAACAGCCGTATAGGACGTGGACCCAGTTACGCTAATATTTGTATAGGACGTGGACCCACTGATGGTGTCATCTTTATAATGTAAAGGAGAAACGATTCCTAAAGTAGTTGTTGCTGACTGTCCAGTAAGTCCCATTACTTGATCTGGAGGTGTAATAGTTCCTACAGCAGTAGTAGCTGACTGTCCAGTAAGTCCCATCATTTGATCTGGAGGCGTAATAGTTCCAACCGCTGTCGTTGCTGAAACTCCTGAAGGTTGAACCGTTGGATTAGAAGTAACTGTAGGATCCCCGATAGCAGTTGTCGCCGAAACTCCAGTTAATGTTGTGGTATTATAAGATCTTGCAGTCAGAGAGCCTACAGCAGTAGTTGCTGAAACTCCTGTTAAAGGAACTCCTATGATAGTGATAACTGAACCTATAGAAGTTGTCGCTGAGACTCCTGTCAATGATGTAATTGTTTCTGGAGTAACTGTAGGTGTGCCCAGAGAAGTTGTCGCTGAGACTCCTGTAAGTCCCATAACGTCAGCTGGTGTAATTGTTCCTACACTTGTAGTTGCCGATACGCCTGTAAGAGTAAATGTTTCATCAGAGAGATCTCCCCAATTACTTTGGCCCCAAGACTTGGCACCCCAACCGGTAGCATAAACGTTAGTGTCGCCCCAGTCAGATTGACCCCAGGTTAATCTTCCCCATCCTGTAGCCATAAGGAATTCCTCCTTATGCTATTTGTATGATTGCTGTTGATGCCGCTGCTGCCGGAAACTCTATTGTGAAAGTTCCACTAGTAACGGTTTTGTCTCCACCAAAATCAATGGCACAGACTGAAGCATCACTCGCATGTGAATCATTAAAAATTAAACAACCACGCGCAGTGAATGAAGCAGAAGTCCAACTTGAATTGGAAAAATCACAAACCGCTGTATCACTATCCAACACAGGAGTCACACTTGTTAAAGCGTTTCCTTTTGCCGTATAGCCACCAGTAGTAGCGAGTTCTTCTGAAGTTGTATAAACGGTTGTAGATTTATTTAAAGTTGCATCACTGTCGTATAATGCCAGATTAAAAGTATTACCGCTAGACGCAGTAAAATTATGTTCGGCTTCTAGAATTTCTTGTTTAAAACTATTACAAATTGCTGATGTTATTGCCATATTATTTTCCTAAATTACGGTGACGGTGATTTAACTGGGATACGAACTGTACCATCAGTATAATCGTCTCGTCTTCGTCTTCCAAGTTGCATACCTGCAAACTTCTGTACTTCGGTTTTATACTTGTTTTCATAAAGTGTCAATATATCCATAGGTCCCTTTAAATATCCAAAAGCCTCTGTTAAGCAGCCATATAAAAGGCCAGTCGCAAAGTATCTGCTGAGATAAGTCCCAGAGGTATTAGTCACTAGACTCGTAGGTTGTGCATTATAATATATTCTAAAAGCATAAGTCGTATCGGGAGTAGGAGCTAAAAGAAGCCCTCCTGAAGTAGAATCAGTTAATCCTGTGGCTCCTCCAAACATTGCATAATACTTGGGTTGTCCCGTAACATCTTGTGCCGTAAGACCTCCTGATTTTCCTGTTAAATTTGCTACATATTCTCTTAAATAAGTTACATCTTTTTTTTGTAAAAAAACTGAATTTCCTGTAACCGCTGAGGTAGAATCAAATACTTCAACCGCTCTTACAAAGAGAGCGCCTGCTGGATTATTAATAGTATTGTCGTCTACGGCAAAATTTCCAGTTGCCATTTTTCTATCGGAATCCATAGGAAGGTCATATAAAATTCTTGATTCTGCGTTTCCTATAAATCTGCCTAGAATAGCACCACTAAAAACAGTACTGTCTACTTCAGTATAACTTCTAATGTCAGCTTCTAATGCTGAGAGTGTATATGCAGCCATAATTACGGTCTATCGTTTACGGGGCCACCGAAAACGAAAAATCCTCCTCCTGTTGCTATACTAGTAGCAGCGTTTGCTAAAGTAAAACTAAAACTATCACTTACGGGCAACGTTGAAGGTTGTCCTGTGTAAGGAATAGTGCTGTCAATCTTAGTTATTATATATGATCCATAAATTTTTGCCCCTGAAGTATGAGCTACCGCTATCGTGGAAACTGGAGTTTCTCCATAAGAAGGAGCTGCAGTTCCTCGTGTACATCCTGTTAAAGTATGTGTACTTCGACCTGTATACTGAATAGTTTCATTTGTAATTCTTCCATATGCAAGAGAAGTGGTATCCGTATTAGTTGATTCAATGACAATATATCCTGATGTAGGAAATTCGGAACCATCGGATAATACAATAGAAGTATCTGTAGCAGTAATAGTTGTAGCTAAAGTTGTACTTAGTTCAAAAGTGGAAATGGCTACTCCTCCTACGGGTTCTTTAACTTGATAAAATCTTACAGCATCGTTAGTGGATCGTTGATGTCTATTCTGATTTACAATAACTGTAGTTCCTACTTCTGTTGTAAAAGGATTATCATTTAAAGCAGCAGGGGTAGGTAAAGCTGTTCTTGCCGGTCTTGCTCTTTGTAAAGCTTGAGGATCTGCGCTTGTAGGCTTGGGTTGTAATTGAGGTTGTTTAGGTTCAAATTCTGAAAAATGAACCCATGAGCCATTCCATTCCCTTACCATTTCCAGATAAGGAAAAGCTAATCCAGATCTATCTGAAATAGCAAGTGCATGTTTTCCGGAAGCAAATGTAGTCATAATTAAGCGTTAGGATAGTAAACCTTAGGTGCGATATAAGTACTTGTAATATCGGCATCCTCTTTTATGGCTCTAGCCAATTCATCCTCATAGTAAAGTTTTAATTCTTGTGATCTTTGAGGTGCATTTTTCTGTGATAAATAAAATGATAGTCCCGCTGTCATGCATGGAGCAAATCTGTAAGGGACATTTGTTGCATTAGTATAAGCTCCAGCGTCTTGTATTCTTCTTACATAATATAAATTTAATTTATTTCCATCTTCCGCTGCGCCAGGAGTTAGATATAAAGTTATAGTTGTTCGATCAATAAATCTTTGAACAAAATAAGAAGTGGGAGTTCCTTTTGCAGCTTTGTTAGAATAACCCTGATACTGGGATCGACTCACTTCAGTCATAGGTGAATCAATACTCGTAGAAGTAATTCTATAGTTAACTTCTAATATGTTATCCATTCCCGTCGCATGTTGAGTAACTGCATCGGCGCTTGAATGTATGGCAGCTGTTGTGCCATTAGATCCACGAACACCTCCGGTAAGATTCGCTGCTCCGGTTGCCGCAGATTTTCCTGTATATCTAATCGTTTCAGAATTAACGGTAATCGTTCCTCCTCCTTGATCAGCGCCAGGCATATCTTTGACTTCTGTTAAAGGAATATCCGAAACCACTGCATTAATTCCTGCAGACAGAGTAGTTGTTAATCCGTTCGAAGCTCCATCAGATGGAGATCTATAGGACGTATAAACATTCGTTCCGTCTACTAAAGTAAAACCTTGATTAGCTATTTCCCAATAATGAAGTCCTCTATTACTCCATTCAGAAAATAAAAGATTTAAAGATCGTTTGGCTGTTTTTAATTGATAACCAGAAACATTTATAATTCCAATACGCTCGTAAGATTCTTCTACGATTTCATCAATCGGAAGAGTTTTATCGAATGTATAAGAATGAGAAAGCGTGTTAGCCACAAGTCCTCCTAACCGTAGAAGATTGTAACTTTATCTACAGCTGTTAAAGTAGCATAGGAACTTGTTGGACAATAGATCCCATTACCTGGAATATCTATTTGATAAAATGTAGCTTCACCTGCTGTTCCTGATCCTATTGGCGTATCAAATGTAGCCAGAGAAGTTCCGCTTGCACCATTATCTAAAATTTCAATACTACCCGCAGCTCCATCACTTACAAACCAAATTCCCAAAATTCTGCTTGGACCAGCGAATACCGCTCCTGAACCTGTGAGACGTGTTGTTTTTACATCTACTGAATATGAACCCATAGTTTTTATCTCCTTAGTCGTGAGCTCCCGAAGGAGCTCACATTATTTTATTACGCTGTGTCTGAAGTAGTAGAAATTCCAAAGAACTTCAATTTTAAAGTAGTTTCACCACTTGAACCTGTGCCGGCTCCGGGATCTCCACTGAAAACGACTTCGACTTCATCAGGTGTAGAACTCGTTGGAGCAACTCCCGCTCCTAAATCAATGAATCCTAAAGCACCATTACAAACAAAAAAACCTTTGAAGCCTGTAGAATTAACTGCAGCTGAACTTCCGATTCCATCTAAGTAACCGTCTGTGTCAGCATCTGATCCTACGTCATCAAGATTAACTGCGTTTGTTGAAGCTTCTGTTACCACAACTGTGCAAGCCAACGGAATAAAGTTGGTTGGCATTGCAATTGCACTTTCCTTACCAGTAGTAGACCCACTAGCAACAGTTACTGTAGCAGTGTACTGCTCCAGCTTCATGTTAGTGATAACATTTCCTAATGAGTCTTTAGCGATATCAATAAATCCGTTTTCGGATCGTACTGGACCGTTAAAAGTTGTATTTGCCATAATTATAATCCTCCTAGTTTGTTAGATTTAGTCTCTAGGCCGTCGACTATACGCGTCTAAATCCAATTAATAATTGTATAGTAATTTATTTATAGCGCAGATTTGCATTCAGCGCAAGGTATCCCTACAGAAATGTATGATTTGTGATGGCGCTTAAGTGGCTATCGAAACTTCGCTCTTGGCGTCTTCTATTTTGGTTTGAAGCGTTTGTTCATCAAACTCTTTGGCAATGATCTCTTTAACAATTTCCTGAATTTTCTTGTCAATATAGGACATGTTAATATTATACTTGCCCTCCTTCAGGTGTTCCTGTTGCCATTCTAACTCCAAGGACTTCTTTTGTATGTACAGGTCTTGGGTCATTTGTAACCTCCTCATAGGTTATCCATTTACGATCTTTCCTCGTAAATCCATTAGATTCGAACTTTACCTCATTTTTTCCCAGTTTGTCAAGGATTGATTTTTCAATACCTTGAGCCGTGTCGTCAGCTGTAATATTAAAATCAGCCGTATGGCCGTAAGCAAGAATCTGTACCCGGAAGTTTTTCATAGTGAATTTCTATCTTTATTAAGCAAATGGGGCGGTTTTGAGGCCGCCCCATTAATTTTCTTTAAGTATTACGCACCTTCAACGCCGAAGATACCTCTAGGGTCAGATACGCCAAAAACGTATCTTGCTCTAGCTTTGTATCTAACGTTGCCAGTAGTGAAATCGCCTTCCATTTTAGTAGTCAATGGAGCGCGAT